GACCTAACTACTAATAATCAATCAGTCACATTATTTTATACTGGGGCAAGTAAAGGCTGGCAGTTAAAAACTAATACAGCATAGGAGTAATAATGCTTACGAAGATTAAGTTTGCTCCAGGAATTGACAAGCAAGACACTGCCGTTGGGGCAGAAGGTCGTTGGGTCGATTCTGATAATGTTAGATTTAGATACGGACTACCAGAAAAAGTTGGTGGTTGGCAATCATTACTTACAGATTCTTTAGTAGGTGTAGCTAGAAAACAACACGCATTCGTTGACCAAGATGGTAATAGATATGTTGCAATTGGCACAGATAAATTTCTAATTGTATATTTTGAAGGTCAATTTTTTGATGTAACTCCTTTAGCAACTACTATTTCAGCAGCTACTTTTACTTTTAATGGCACAACTACTATTACCATTACAACATCAGCAGCACATAATTTAGAAGACGGTGATATTCTTTTATTTGACAGTGTAACTTTACCTGGTGGTACAGGATTAAGTGCATCAGATTTTGAAGATAAACTATTTCAAGTTATTTCTACACCAACAGCAAACACTTTTACTATAACTTTTACAAGTGCAGGTTCTACAGCGTCTGGTGGTAGCGTAGATATAAAACCTTATGAACGAGTGGGTCCAGCTGCACAAACCTATGGTTATGGTTTTGGTATTAGTCAATATGGTGGTACAGTTCAAGGAACACAAACATCAACTCTTGACGGAGCGTTGGCCGCGGATACTAATGGTAACAATGGATCTCCTACGCAAATACGTTTAGCCTCTACTACAGGTTTTCCATCAGGAGGTGGAACAATAGCAGTAGGTAATGAATTAATAACTTATACAGGTGTTGCTGGTGCAGAACTAACAGGTATTTCTAGAGCACAAAAAGGAACATCAAGCGCAATACATTCTGATGGTGCTACAGTTACAAACGCTACAGAATTTTCAGGATGGGGGGATGCGGTTGACGCAGCTACTGTTACTCTTGAACCAGGACTTTGGTCTTTAAGTAATTTTGGTGATGTATTAGTTGCAACGATTGCCAATGGTAAAACTTTTACTTGGGATTCTTCTATTGCAGCAAGATTATCTACAAGAGCTTCTACAACTACATCAGGATTTGAAACTACAAATAATCCAACAGCTACTAGAGTTACACTTATTTCACCAACAACACGTCACTTAATTCATTTTGGAACTGAAACAACTATTGGATCACCTTCTACACAAGACGATATGTTTATAAGATTTTCTGAAGATGAAAATATAAATGCATATGTACCAGAAGCAACTAACACAGCAGGTACACAAAGAATACAAGATGGTACTAAAATTGTAGGAGCTTTGGTTGCAAAAGAAAACATTCTAGTATGGACTGATAATGCATTGTACACAATGAAATTTGTTGGTGCACCATTTACATTTGGTTTTGAACAAGTTGGTACTAACTGTGGATTGATTGGTAAAAATGCAGCGATCGAAATTGATGGTGTTGCTTACTGGATGGGTAATAATGGTTTCTTCTCATTTGATGGTACAGTAAACACACTACCTTGTAGTGTTGAAGATTATGTTTACGATGATGTAGATACAACTAAAGGTCAACAAGTTTGTGCAGGCATTAATAACCTATTTACTGAAGTAACTTGGTGGTATCCAACATCAGGATCAGATTTTAATAATAGATATGTAGTTTATAACTACGGACAAAACAATGCGCGATTGCCTATGGGTAATTGGTATACAGGTGTTAATACTAATTCAATTAGAACAACTTGGATAGATTCATTAGTATATCCAAAACCATACGCTACAGCATATGACAGTTCAGCCACAGGTTCTTTTCCTGCAATTATAGGTGAATCAGGTTTAGGTAGAAGTGTATTGTTTGAACACGAGTCGGGGACCGATCAAGTAAATCCAGACGGAAGTGTAACTCCCTTAACATCTTTTATACAATCATTCAGTTTTTCATTACAGCCTGACCAAGCAGAAGTATTTTTAGCATTAAGAAGATTTTTACCTAATTTTAAAGTGTTAACAGGTAATAACCAAATTACATTATCTATAAAAGATTTTCCTTCACAAGATGATATAGAAACTGCATTAAGTCCTTTTACAATTGATGCATCAACTTTAAAAGTTGACACTAGAGCTAGAGGTAGATATGCAAATATAAAAATAGAAAATACAGGCGTAGGTGAATCGTGGAGATTTGGTACATTTCAAGTTGATATACAACCTGATGGAAGGAGGGGATAATGACTAAAGTAGTAGTAAGATTACCAGAACCTAAAAGAGAATATAGTGAAGATAATCAAAGACAAATTAACAGAGCATTAACTACAATTATAGAACAGTTAAACTCTACATACCTAACTCAACTCAAAGAGGACTCGGAAAGATATACGTGGTTCGGACTAGGATAAATGGCAAATATATATAAAAATCAAAAATTAGATTTAACAACTACAGATATTACAACTTTATACACTGTACCTTCTAATTCCAGAGCAATTGTAAAATCTATTTTAGTTTGTGATGACAGTAATAATGGAAGTACAATTACACTAACACTAACGGATGCATCTAGTAATGTATTTGTATTATTTGATGTAAAACCTGTGGCTGGACACGCAACAGAACAGTTGTTAAGCGAACCATTAATTTTACAAGAAAGTGAAATATTAAAAGTAACGGCTGCAGATGCAGATAGATTGCACGTTGTAGCATCAATATTAGAAATCAACAGGGAGGACAGATAATGCCGTTTGTAGAAACAGAGGCTTCTGTTAGGTATGAAACAATTAATGGTCAAAGAGTACCAGTAATTACACCTAAAACAGAGGTAACTTTAACTAATACAGAAACAGGTCAAGAGTATATGTCAGATGCTGAAGCTTTAGCAGACGTTCAAGATGCTAATACAGCTACAAAAGCAGAGCATATACGAAGGGATGTAAATGTGACTGTAGAAGAGATTAATGTTGGCGCTGGTTTTAATATCAGCGATTGACGAATGGTCAAAAAGCCTGTAAATTGTGATACACTCGCCTTTTTACAAGCTTTGCGAACTTGCCGTCATCATATAATATAAAGAGAAACTATGGGATTTTTAAAGAAAATATTCAAACCAGTATCGAAGGTATTAGATAAAGTTTTACCTAATGAGATAAAACCTTTCTTACCATACGCAGCAGCTTTTGCACCTTTTATAGCTCCGGGCATTATGGGTACAAGTGTATTACAAAGAGCTGCAATGGGTGGTGGTTTAAATATTTTTGGACAACTTGCACAAGAGGGTAACGAAGGTGATATTAATTTATTATCAGCGGGACTCGGAGCGTTGTCTGGTGCAATGTCTGCACCAGGTAAATCTGCAACTGTAGGACAAGGAGTTCCTGGAGCTGATTTTACTGGAGCTGATTTTGGATTTGAAGTAGCAGCAAACACTCCTGCTTCTGTAGGAACACCAAGCGCTTCACAATTTTTTACTAACTTATCTAAAGGAGCAGAAGGCAGTGGTATAATGGCATCGGGACAAAGATTTCTTGGAGATACTTTAGCTAAAGGTTCTGATATAATGTCAGCAGGTTTAAGAGATGGTTTGTTTAGTAAAGCAGGTATGAAAGCGGCTATATTACCAGGAGCAACAGCAACTGGTGATTTAATGTTTGCACAAGCTAAAAGAGATCAAGATGAATATGATCGAATGATGGAAGAAGATGCAGCGTCAGATGCAGAATCAGATGCACAAAGAGCATTTGCAATTAGAAGAGCTATGGAAGCAACTGGTGCAACAGAAGAAGAAATAGAAGATGCAATCTACGCAGCAGGATACAAAACTGGTGGTAGAGTAGGATTTGAGATTGGTGGTAGCACAAGTGAATTATTAGAAATGTTTAAAGAACGTATTACAGATGAACCTTTTAAAGGTGAAGAAGGCTATATAAAAGAAGGTATAGATATGGAAAAATTTAAAAACAGCGAACCCACAGAAATTGAATCAGAAGAAACCGAAGAAGGTTTATTTAAAATTAAAGATCAACCTATTTTTCTTTTACCTATGGATATGAAAAAAGGTGGTAGAGTAGGTTTAAGATTTGGTGGTATTGGTGCAGCAGTTGATCAAATAGATAATCAAGAAATGAAAGAAGCAGCACAGTTTGCGTCTATGTTAAATGATATGGATGTGCCTATTGCAGATTTAGCAGAAGAATTTGAAATACAATTTAAAAGAAAACCTAATAGTTTAGAAGAATTAAAACAATTTTATAAGGACCGATATGATTACAAAGGTCCAGGTGATGTAAAGATGAAAGAAGAGATTAAAGAAAAAGTAGTTATGGAAGCTAAAGATGGTGGACTAATGAATCTTGGTGGTAAAGAAATGGATTTAAGAGGTGGAGGATTTGTACCAATTGGTAAAAAAGAAAGAGCAGACGACGTACCTGCAAGACTTTCTAAAAATGAATTTGTAATGACAGCAGATGCTGTTAGAGCAGCAGGTGGTGGCAGTGTTAATGAAGGTGCGAAGAGAATGTATAAAGTAATGAATGATCTGGAGGCAAGAGCATAATGGCTGAAGAAACAGTAACAATAACAAAACCGGCACCGATATTAGAAGGTTCGCTTACAGCCTTTTTAAGTCAAATAGATAAATTAGGTGGTGGTGCACTTGACCCTAGATTAGATCCTAGTAAATTTACAACAGTCACAGATCCTGATACAGGAAAGAAAACACAGATATACAGAGGTATTGATACATCAGTCTACGATCCAAAAGTAGCTGGACAATCACAATTACAAATAGATGCAGCAAAAGCTGCAGCAGGTTTAGGAGGATTAACAGGTCCAGATGCATACAAACCGTTTATGTCTCCGTACCAACAAGAAGTTATTGATGCTACTTTATCAGAATTTGATAGAAATCAAACAATTCAAAACCTTGGTATGAGAGATCAAGCTATTGCAGCAGGTGCATATGGCGGAGGTCGTGAAGGTGTTATGGCTGCAGAAGCAGCTAGAGGTGCTGCAATGAATAGAGCACAACTACAAGCACAATTATTAAATCAAGGATTTCAACAAGCGCAACAAGCAGCGGCAGCAGATTTACAAGCACAACAAGGTTTGGGTCAGTATCAATCTGCACTAGGTCAACAACAGCAAGCTGTAGAACAAGCAAGATTAGATGCAGCACAAATCGCGGCAAGAGAAGCAGAGTTTCAACCATTCACACAATTAGGTTTACAGGGTCAACAACTTGCACAAATTCAACCAGGCGCGTTCCCTACACAAACTGTAGGTTATGCACCACCAGCAGCTCCGGCTAGTCCTATGTCACAATTCCTAGGAGGTGCCGCAGGTATCGCAGGTATTGGTGGAAAACTAGGATTATTCGGCTAATGAGTAAAATTTTAAGAAGACCAATGTTTAGAGGTGGACCTGTATCCAGTTATGGAACGGGGATCGCGAGTGGTTTAGCCGATGGTGGTAGAGTTGGTTATAATGTTGGTGGACCTATTTATCCAGCAGGATATTCAGCAGCTCCAGGCAAAGGTATAACAGGTGCTGATATTAAAAATATGGCTGAAAAGAAAGTATTCTTGTCAGGATTCGGTAAAAATACAGCACAATTAAACAGCACATTAAAAGATTTATATATGAATTATATACAATCACCTTTAGAAAAGGGTGGTAATAGGTTTATAGATTATATGGCAGGTACTGAATTTGAAGATAAGGATTCACCTTTCTTTGGCAATCAAAAAGATTTTAAAAGAATTTACGAAAGAGATGTATTACCTTTAGCAAGTGAAATGTCTGCAGAATTAATACCTCAAATATCTTCTGAAGATGAATATGAAGAAGCTTATATGACTCCTGAAGAAGTTAAATTAAGAAACGAACAAAGAAAAAAATCTTACATAGACAATCCTGTATATGATGCAAGAGAACAAGCTATTATGGACCAAGAAGGTCTTGATCAAGTTAAAGCAATTAACGCTAGAAAAAGAGCAGAAGAAGCAGAAGCTAATAGAATAAAAGGTGGTGGACAAGATGCAGCTGAAGGTGACTTTGAAATACCAGTAGGTGTTACAGAAGTAGAGGGAGAAGAAACAGTTGATGGAGGTGCAGTAGGTTATAAAGAATTAGCTGACAGTTACTATGAAGCAATGCAGTCTGGAGCTGATGAAAGATTAGCTGAAAGATTAGCAAAAGCAGATGAAAAATCTGCAGAGAGATTAAAGAAAGCAAGAATCGGAGATCTTTCAGATTTAGGTTTAAGTATTTTTGCTAAATCACAAAAACCAGGAGCGACTGTTGGAACTATGTTAGGTTCTGCAGCTGAAGATTTAATTGCTAAACCAAGTCGATCTGAAAAAGAAAAAGACAGAGCAGACATAAGAAGAGAAAGATTAGAAGATGCTGCATCAAACAGAGAAGAAGGAAGATTTGATGCTGCTACTCAAATGGCATTTAAAGAATTGATGCAAGAAAGAGGTTTTGACTTTAAAGATCTACAATCAGAAAAATCAGTTAACGCTGCAATGGAACGATTAAAACTACAATTAGAAACTACTGATCGTGTTGCGGATAAGAAAATTATCGCACAAAGATTAAGAGATTTAGAATCATATAAACAAAAAACATTTGCGCCAGGTATCACAGAAAAAGATATTACCTACGCTATGAAATTACCTAAAGACAGTGCGGAATTTGTAGCTTGGTTAAACAAAAATAATTATGCTTCAACATTAGAATCACAAGTTAAAAATAGAGCTTCAAGTTTAGAAGGAAGACCAATGAGTAACTCTGAAATTAATGCTTTAGGTCCTTTATACTATGACGATTGGGGCGGAACTTTTATTCAAGGTGCAGATCAAAAAGATGGAACATATTTAGATACTAAAGCAAACGAAATCATTACCATTAGAAATGGTGAAGTGGTTGAGGAACTTACTGAATCATTAACTGTCAATTAAGGAGGTTAAATGGCTACTCGAAATTACGAAGCTTTAACTGAAGCTCCTATTCAAGAGGCAGAAAAAAACAACGAGATAAGCACATTTAAATCAGCAATGGCTGGCCTTGGTTCTGGTCTTTTTAAAATACCTGAAGGTTTTATATCTACAGGTGCAATGTTTTATGATTTATTTAACGACACTGATAAAGCTGCAGAAGTAGAAAAATATTTTGCAGAGATAAATCCTTTTGATGAGATGGCAGAAGCAACAGCTGCTGGTAGAATTACAGAATTAATTGTTAACATTGGTGTACCAGGTGGATTTGCAGCTAAAGCAGCATCTAGTATAGCTAGAGCAGGTATTGTTGCATCACAAAGTGGTAGACTAGTAAACCTTGGAACCAAAGCCGGTAAAGAAGCTGTTGAAGTTATTGGTAAAAAATTAGCTAAAAAAACAGCACCTCAACTTACCAAGACAGGTAAAGCAATTACATTTGGATCAGGAGCACTAGGAGCTGGTGTTGCTGAAGGTATTTTTGTAGCCGATACAGAAGAAGCGGGAACGTTTGGAGATTTGGTAGGAGGCTTTACAGAACTAGATAGAGGTTTAGAAGGCACAGACTATGACCCTGGAAGAGAATTATTAAATAGATTAAAGTTTGGAACTGAAGGTGCTTTGTTTGCTGGGGCTATTGGAGGTGCAGGTGTTGCAATTAAAAAATTAAGAAACACAGACAATGCAGGACAAGTTGTT